GTCAGCCCCAATGACTTGTTTGTCAAAGACAAGTATGTGAGTGAAGAACTGCGTAACCTGGCCAAAGAACTGGGCATACTAATGGTTACTGCAAGTCAATTGAATAGATCAGCTGTGGAAGAAATTGAATTTGACCACAGTCATATCTCCGGTGGTATCTCTAAGATCAATACTGCTGACAACGTGTTTGGTATCTTTACGTCCAGAGCCATGAAAGAACGTGGCAAATACCAAATCCAGTGTATGAAAAGTCGTTCAAGCACTGGTGTAGGACAGAAAATTGATTTGGAGTACAACATTGAAACCATGCGTATTACTGACCCCGGCGTCGAAGAAACTGACACATTCCGTGGAGGGCCCAAGCCTTCGATCATGGATGCTATCAAGGCCAAAGCAACAGTCGGTGCTGCTGAAGCCCAGGAAGATGCCCCTGTTCGGTATGAAAAACCCACAGGAACTCCTGTGTGGGAATCAGGGCCCAAAGTAAACGCAGATGTGCAAAGTGCCAAGCTAAAGGGCTTGTTAAACAAGATCAAGACTGGTTAAATCCAGCGACCGTATTGTGTCCTTTTCACTAAATAATGCAAAGGTCCTTGACTGATGCAAAAGAAAACTCGCAGCATATTAGAAGAACTAAACTCCATGTATGTGGAGCGCGATCGCCGACTCGTAATTGAAAATCGTGCAGAAAGCGTCATTGCCAGTGCTGTAAGGCTACTGGAACAAATTGATGCTGAGTTCCCTCCCGATCAGGCAGAGAATCTTACCCGCAAATTACTCAATGCTATTAGAACCAGAGATGCAGGCAAGTTTGCTAGGTCGGTAAGGAGAACCAATGCAGATCTATGAAATCACTTCTAAAATTCTAAAAGAAAAAGTACTCCAGGGTGTTGACACAGATATCAAGTTACCGACTCCTACAGTAAATCCACTGCCGCGCACATCGGGATATTCTTCCACAGCCGGTAATGCACCGGGTTGGAACTACGCTGGCGCCTCAGCAATTCCGGGCGCAGCAGCACCGGCAGCACCAGCAGCGACTGCTGCTCCAGCAACTCCGATTGGACAGCAGCCAGACATTGGTCTTGTAGATCGAGCCAAGGTCGCTGCTGCCAATGCCGGAAGAACTGCCGCCAGGGTTCCTGGTCAAATTGGTGCCGCTGCCAACGTCATTGGTGGAAAAATACTATCTGCCGCAGGCCTACCTGCTGATGCTGGTATGGGGTCTAAGAATCCTTTTGGCGATAAAGAAGCTCAAGCAAGAAAGGCCGCAGCTCCATTGATAAAAACTCAAGCTGATCAATTGTACAGACAATGGGCCGCGGCGGCCAAAAAAACTGCACCCAATACTCCTGCTATGCAACAAAGTTTAGATTCTATTATAAAAAATACTTTGATGCGCGGCAAGCCATTGGAAAATCTCAGCCGATATATCAGCACAGAAAAAAGCAACGATGTTGCGGACCAACTCAAAGCAATTCAACAAAGCAAACAAAATTTATTTTCAAAGAATGCTCAACAAACTTATCAGGATTGGTTTAATCTAGTCAATGCTGCCAGCGAATTAAATCACTTGACAGCTTTTTGGCCTGCTTCTTATACCGGTATTGAAATGCGCAAAGATGGCAAATTCTATAACCGTGGTCAGGCATTGAATCTAAACGATCCCACTGATTTAAAAATGTTACAAACTGCTCTGGCCAACAACGAGGTTCGAATGTCAGCTGACGCTGATATCAATGCTGTAAACAAACAAGTACAAAACGCAGCGTCTGCTGGATCGCCACCCGGTGGCCAACAACAGCAAGGAAAAATATGAAACTCTTAGAAGGTGGCAATGTATTCAAAGATGCCGATGGTCGACCCATGACAGGTCGCATCAATCAAAGCGATGTGGCACAGACTGTGGCCTGGATCGAAACACTGACAGGAATTGATTTTCCACGTGAGCGTTGGCTGGGATCAACAGGTCGCAAGCCCACATCGGGCGATTTGGATCTAGCAGTTGATGCCAACAAGGTTTCAAAAGAACAGCTGGCCGCTCAACTGACCCAGTGGGCTCAGAGTCACGGCGAAGATCCCAAGAACTGGGTAAAGAAAGGTGGCGAAGTTCACCTACGTGTGCCCATCAACGGCCGGCCTGAAAATGGTTTTGTACAAGCTGACTTTATGTTTTTTCCCAATTTGGATTGGGGCGGCTTCTATTACGGTGGTGGTGGCACAGACAGTGCCTACAAGGGCATGGTTCGCAATGTGCTGATATCTAGCTTGGCCAAAGTTCAAGGACTCAAAGTAGGCAGCAACGGCATGTTTAGTCGTGCCACTAACCAGCTAGTGGACGGTGGACTTGATGCTGACTCAGTTGCAAAAACACTGTTGGGGTCACGAGCCACAAAAGAAAATCTACAGAGCGTGGAAAGCATTTATGCTGCCCTGGCAAAGGATCCACAGCGTGACGCCAAGCTCAAAGACTTCCGCGAATATTTGGCCCGCGAGGGACTCAAAGAACCCGGACCGGTCAAAGAAGAAACAGATGTAAACTTCCTGGCACGTCTGCGCGATAGAATTGTCAACAAAGGCTACACACCCTTGATCGAAACTGAATCAGCCAATCCTTATCAAATCTACGAAGCAGAAGAAGCCGGGGTTGGTGGCAGAGCCAAGGGCATTGAACACTTGGAAGATCTGGTGTTCCGCAAAGGCACACGTGGCGCACAAGAAGCCTTGGACATTGTAAAGTCAGCCAGCGAACAGCCCAGCACAACCACAGTAAAGTGGGATGGCAAGCCTGCTGTGGTGTTTGGGCGCAAGCCAGCCACAGGTGAGTTCGTGCTCACTGACGGTTCGGGATTCGAGGCCCGCGGTTATGACGGTCTTGCAACCAGCCCTGAAATGATGGCACAGATTCAAAGCACTCGCAAAGGTGAACGCGGAGAAATAACCCAACTTTATGCCACACTGTGGCCTGTGCTGGAGGCTGCTGTACCACGCAACTTCCGAGGCTACGTCAAAGGCGACTTGTTGTACATGGCAACACCTCCTTTAGAATCCGGAAACTATGTGTTCAAACCCAACACAGTGGAGTATCGTATTCCTGCCAAATCCAGTTTGGGACAGAGAATTGGCGCTAGTACAATCGGCATTGCCATGCACTCAATGTACGCAGATCAAGGCGAACCACGTCAGCCGCTCAGTAGAGTAAAATTCAATGACGTTTCCGGCCTACTGTTGATCGAACCCATTGCTGGCAAGCAAATGACTCCTGAGCCTGCCTTGGTCAAACAAATACGTGCCATCATTCGCAGCAAAGGCGATGCCATTGACACACTGTTCGATCCTGCAGAACTGCGAGCACAACAGATCACTGACTTGGCCAAGCTGTGTGTGGATTACATCAACGCTAGAATCAAGACAGGAAATTTTGACAACTTGTTGCCGGGCTTTGGTGACTGGTTGCAGACCAAAGTAAGCCCAAGAAAATTCAACAACATTGTTGAGTACATAAACAGCCCAAGAAGCAACTTAGAAGGCATGGCCGCTGCGTTTACAATCTTTATCTACTTGCATGATCTTAAACTGGATATATTAAGACAGTTGGATCTGAAAGATCCTGGACACGAAGGGTGGGTCATGGCCACCCCAGCAGGATATGCCAAAGCAGTAAATCGCTTTGATTTCACTGCTAGAAACCGGGCCCAAAACAATCCGCAACAGGCGTGATTTTTCCGTTTTGACTAAATAAAAGCAGGTCCACTGAGACCACTAACTTTAAAGGAAATTTATCATGGCATATTATACCCCCGTAAATGGTGACGCACAACCAGTATTCGCATTAGACGTTCAAAACGGCCCTATCGCTGCTTCTACCAGCACCACTGGTACCCCAGTTCAGCCACAAGGTCCCAAGCTGGACTTCTTCCGCGTTGTCGCTAACGTTTCTCTTGCTACCCAATCTGGCGTACAAGAGTATGTTGCCAACGTTCTGCAAGCTGTTCAACAAACAGCCACAGTTGCTATGTACCAAGTTGACACCGGTAACGTTCTCAGCATTGCTACATACCCAACAGGCGCTTTTGCCAACGCAACCACCAACACATCAGCTGCTGTGTTCCTGGCTGCTGCCAACGTCACCTACGCAGGTGCTCAGTTGGATAGCTGCACAAGCATTGGTTTCAAACTGGCTGCTTCCTAATCCGATCTAGCATGATCAGACCAACCCCGGAAATAAACCTCCGGGGTTTTTCTTTGCCGTAAATACCCTACGATGAAGATATTGTGTCGCACACTGTTTGATTGCACCTACACTGGAGTAACAGGCAACTTTAGAATCAATCAACTGCCATTTGAGGATCAGTCGGGCAAGTCTGTTGCCAATCACAACGACTGGAATTTTTCACGCAATCAACAACGCAACTGGGAAACCATAATGCAAATGATCAGCTTGAGAGCACAACCTACGATATCTCAATACCCCCGAGAACAACACGGTGTATGGGAATTTGTGTTTGAGGTCGAAACTCCAGGTGTGTACAGCGCCGACGGCACAGTAGACAACTATGACACACTGTTGAATGAATGTCATGGTATTCCAATGTTGACAGGTTTGACTGAAAAATCCGCACTGTCTCCGCAATTGACTGCTCGAGGTCAGCAACAGAATATATGGTTCGAAACGGTAAATAAGTCATTGGAGCACACTGATGGTTGAACCCACTGACATCGAAAAGAAAAGTCTCGAAGCCCACGTAGAACTGTGTGCTGAACGCTACAAACTGCTGGAAACCAAATTGGAAACAGTGGAACAAGGCGTTATTACAACCAAAGACATGGTACAAAGTCTTTCTCAAACTGTGAGCGCAATGGCAGAAAAAAGCAATGATCGACTGATCAAATGGGGGGTGGGCATCATTGCCACCCTGGCTGCTGCCTGCGGTTGGTTATTAACTCATTACCTTGGTTGATGAACAAAGAACAAAAGCTAGAGCGTTGGGCCGAACGCGAAATACAACGCAATATTCACAACATGATCATCGACGATCATCAAGGTGGTTATGTGGTGTTTGGAAGATATTACATGCAGCCTGCAGACTTGGGATTTACCATACGCACCTGGGATAGATTCATACACTGTTTTGCCAACAAGCGCACAGCAATCAGCTGGTGTGTAGCAGATCACATAAACCACATAAATTTGGCCAATCAGATACTGACATTGGATCGAAAACAACAGAGTTTGTTGGCTGACATTCAAAGTCGACGCACTGTAGGCAATCGCGGACGCACAGAAGATTTCGCAGAAATAGTAAATACTAAGATACAGCCAAAGATCGCTCGTCACGAAATGGTGTCAGCGGAATTAGAGAAATGTATTAATTCGGCTAAATATATACAGATCAGAGGATTCAATAATGAAACTGCAAGAATTCACGGCTTCTAAGCCAACACAACAAATTGCCAAAGTGTTCGAAAGTTACTTTGGTTCCAAGTTCCAGTTTGACCAACTAACTCCTGGCCAAGCTCGTCAACTATTGGTCAAAGTCCGTGGTGCTCTCAACGAGACACGTCGCAGCCCTGCTTTCCATCAAAGTGAAAAGAACCCTACCTATTTGAAGATGGTTATGTTGGAACAGGCTCTGGGTGCAATGGCTGCTCCTGCTCCTGTTGGAACTGCCACTGCTGCTCCTGCTGCAGGTGCCGGGGCCGATGCCGCCAAATTGGCCGCTACCGTGGTTGCCACACAAAAAGATCCCAAGGTCAAGGCCGCACTGCAAAAAGCAGCCAAAGGTCAAAGTTTGAATCCCGACGAGCAAAAGATTGTAGCCGGTGTTGCACTCAGCAAGACCGAAAGCAAGCTACGCCGTGCTTACAGCATGTTGCGTGAATCAGAAGTTCAACAAGCTCAAGTAGTTTTGGCTGCACAAGACATGGTGGACAAGATGCAGTCTATGTTGGAAGATACTACAGAGCTGCAATTCAAAGAACTGCCTGCCCTGGTTGACTCCATCAAGAACCAAGTAGGCATTGATCAAGCTCAACAATTCAACAGCGACGTTACAGCCGCTCTCACAGGCTTGGTACAGAACCTGCAGGCTGCCAAGGCACAACTTGACCAAGCTCTTGGCGTTGTGACTGGTACTGCTGCTCCTGCTGTTCCTGGCATGGACGCTGCTGCTGCCGCTGGCGCTGACCTAGGTGCCGATATTGGTGCTGAAGTTGACGGTGCTCCCGGAGCCGAAGCTGGTGCTGAAATGGGTGCCGATGCAGGTGCTGAACTGGCTGCTGCTGACTTTGGTGACGAAGCCGACGTGGGCGGCAAAGCTGAATTGGGTCGCGGCCGTAGATAATGAGAATCGACGAAGTTGATCAAGGTGCTGACCCAAACAAGTTGGTGGGCCTTGTTCAGTTCCTTGCCGGTCGTGCCACGGACACCAATGCACAAAAACAAATAAGCCAGGGTGCATTCATGCAACTGGCTCAAAGTTTGGGCATCAACATCACTACCCAAAATCTTGCTGCCATCGTAGCTCAACCTCCACTGAACGGTGTGCTGGAACCCTTGGATCCCAATTCTGGAATGATCACATTCAAAGGTGCCGATATTGGTCCTACCAAAATGTCAGTGCCTCAGGCTCAACAAGTTGTGAACAAGATGGCCAAAAGCGCAATGAAGCGCGGAATGAAGTAAACAAATCGTTGACTCCAGGCGTTAAATATAGTATAATGCACTATAGGAGATGTCATGAAAAAACTATTGGCAATCATGATCTTATGCTTGGCTTCTGTGGCACAAGCACAACACAGACCCCATCATCACCATCACCGTCATCACCACGGCGGACATAACTGGGGTTGGGTAGCACCTGCCTTGATCGGTGGAGCCATTGTTTATGGATTGACTCACACACCTTCTCCCCCGCCGCAGACTGTGGTAGTCGTTCCCCCGGGTTATCCTGTGCCACCACAGGGCTACAGATATGATCAAATTTTGGACGCCAATTGCAGTTGCTATCGTTGGGTTCTTGTACAGGCATATTGATATGATTGACATTACCGAAAACGCACTGAACAAAATCACAGACATCTTGGCAGAGGAAAACAATCCTGCTGTCAAACTGCGCACCTTTATTCAGGGTGGTGGCTGTGCAGGATTCAGCTATGGATTCACTTTGGACGAAGCACAAAACGAAGACGATTACTTAATTGAAAAACCCGGCGTATCTATATTGATCGACAGCATCAGTATGCAGTATCTTCAAGGTTCAACTATTGACTACAAAGAAGAATTAATGAACAGCAATTTTGTAATAAACAATCCTAATGCTGTGTCAACCTGTGGCTGCGGTTCTAGTTTTGCAGTTTAATTTATGTACGAACCAAAACACTGGCTGATCGAATTAAAAAATCGAGCCCCTGATCTCAAAAAATATACCATACACATCATAGCCGAATCCTCAGACCATGCTCGTCGCGTGGCCGAAGAACTCCACGGTCCCGACAACCTGGCCGCAGATCCTGTGCTAGACAATCCCAAATAAACAATACGCAATGAAAGAAAAATTCAAACACGCCTATATGGACACGGCTCGGCGTTTTGCTGAACTCAGTCCTGCCAAAAGAATGCACGTGGGTGCTATTGTGGTCAAAGATGATCGCATCATCAGTATCGGCTACAACGGCATGCCCGTGGGCTGGGACAACGAGTGCGAACACAAAGAGTACATGAACGCAGCCAAAGCCGGATTCATGAGCCAGGAAGCCATAGAAGAACGTTTTCCGTACACAGAATTTGATCCCCAAGTGGATGCACATCGTAGATATAGATTGGTAACCAAAGATGAAGTATTACATGCAGAATCAAATGCTATTGCAAAATTGGCGAAGTCTAATGACTCTGGCCTGGGGGCTAGTTTATTTGTTACTCACAGTCCTTGTATCCACTGTGCCAAGCTCATTCTTCAGTCAGGCATTGGTAGTGTTTATTATGGTGAAAACTATAGAGATGATGCGGGCTTGAAATTCCTGGAACGATCTGGAATAACTGTAGAACAAATCAATGTACAATCCTAAATTCAATTATCAGCCTGTGCCCAGAGTGGTTATTGAAGGCAAGCGGTTCTACGCCACTCCCGACGGCAATAAGTTGCCCAGTGTGACTACAATACTGGACAAGACCAAAACAGAAGAAAGCAAGGCTGCACTCAATGCTTGGCGCAACCGCATGGGCCACGAACGTGCTCAGCAGATCACCACAGAAGCTGCCAACCGCGGCACACGTATGCATACGTATCTTGAGCACTATGTAAAAACAGGCACACACAAAGAGCGTGGTACAAATCCATTTTCTTGGCCCAGTCATGTCATGGCCGAAGAAATTATCAATCAAGGCTTGATAAATGTCAGTGAATTCTGGGGCATTGAAGTTCCGCTGTATTTTCCCCGAGTATATGCAGGCACCACAGACGGGGCGGGCATACACCTAAACGAAGAAAGCATACTGGACTACAAGCAATCAAATAAACCCAAAAAGCGTGAATACATCGAAGACTATTTCATGCAACTTGCTGCCTATGCAGAAGCACACAACGAGCTGCATGGTACAAAAATACGCAAGGGCGTGATTCTAATGTGCGTCAAACCCGACTTGGACGAAAATCACAACATCATAGGAAAGCCACAGTACCAGGAATTTGTGCTGGAAGGTGCAGAATTTGAAATTTACCGCGATCAGTGGTGGCGGCGAGTCGAACAGTACTACATGCTAAATATGTGATACCTCAAGGACACATATTGTGGCAATTGTACAAATTTCAAGAATAACCAATCGTAAGGGTCTGCTAGACGACTTACCACAACCACTGGCTGGTGCCGAACTGGGTTGGGCAACCAACACCCGTCAATTGTTCATTGGCAACGGAACTGTTGCTGAAGGTGCGCCGGTTGTTGGCAACACAGAAATTCTCACCGAATTCACTGACATTTTTGAACTGCAGGGTGGCTACACCTACAAGGGTCTGGCTGGCGGATATCTGGTACAAACTGGACCCACAGCTGACAATCCTGTGACTCAAACTCTGCAGGAAAGACTGGACAGCTATGTAGTGGCCACAGACTTTGGTATTGTAGGCGACGGCAACACAGACAACACTGCTGCCATTAACCGTGCCATGTACCAGCTGTACTGCAGAGACACCGCCAACGCAGCCACACGCAGAGGATTGTACTTTCCGGCTGGTCGATATATTATTACCGGAACCCTGTTGATCCCCACCTGGGCCAACCTGCTCGGCGACAGCATGGGTGGTTCGATAATTGTTTTTGAAACCAGAGTCTGGAGCAACTTGGTTGCCTATGACCCCGGAGTCACTGTTGAATACGAAGGATCCTACTATCTTGCTTTGTTGCCTGTGCCACCTGGAACAGGCCTGGGCGATCTTGACTACTGGCAGCCAACCACGGCACCTTCTTATGTGTGGAGAACTGCTGACAGCAATCAAAACATTGACACTGCCATTGGTTCAGATGACGGAATTCCGCCAACAAATATTTCCATCAGCAACATGGTGTTTGAAACTGCTGCTGAAATCAATGCAGTGCTCATGCAGGATGTAACCAACAGTGTGTTCAACAACATGACTGTGCGTGGCCCGTTGACAACACTGACTGCCACAGACAGTGCTCCTGCCATTTCTGCTGTACTGTGGGCCAGTACACCCATTTATCCGGGATCAAACAATCAGTTCAATGGTTGTGCATTCCAGGGATTTAGATTTGGTACCTACGGCGACCAGCCCATTGACAGCAATACCTTTAGAGGTTGTTTGTTTGACACCCTGTATCTGGGCATCTACTTCAGTGTAGCCAATCCTTCTGCTGGCGGTGCATCGGGAACCAGAATAGTTGAAAACACATTCAACAATATCTATGCCCAAGGAATATTGTTGCAAACAGTGGGACTCAATGTCAGCGCACAGAACATTTTCTATGATGTAGGAAATAATTTCAATGGCATAAACAATCCAGTCAGCGCGATTATTGACTTTGATGCCGACAACAACGTCAGTGTAGGCGACATGTTTGCCAGAACTGACGCTATTGTCAAGTCCAGCAACATTCCTAGAATTGACATTCACAATCGTATCAACATTACGTTTGAGAGTGCTTCTAGAATGAACCTGGGCAGTTACCATCGCAACACTGGTATCACAACCACACTGTCCGACAGTCAGACCGATACAACATTGTTCACAATAGAATCCTCTCAGGCTCGTGCCTTTGCTTTTGATTACACTATAACACGTGGTACCGGAGTTCGACAAGGAAGATTCACAGTGGTTGCCAGTACCGACGGCAACGGCACAGATCTGGCGTACACTGATTCGGGATCAGAGAATTCAGACCTTGGCGTCACATTTGGTGCCAGCGAATCCTTGGGCACAATATATGTGCTGTACACAACCACTGCCATTGCTGTGGATGGCCAACTTTATTACTCTGTTGTTAATCTCGCCTGATGTGGCCTAAAAAATTTGAAGACCGGTTGGCTGCCTGGAGCCAGCTTAGAAATCGTTGTGCTGACATGGAGTTGGATCAGGCCCTGAAAGAAATCAATACCTGGTGGTTTCAACCTGCCTGGATGCCTTACCACCTGCACTGGGACGAACGTGCGGTTTGGCCCGATCCCTGGCAACTTCTCGAAGATGATTTGTTCTGTCCGCTTGCTCGCGGCCTGGGAATCCTGTACACTATAGCAATAATAAACCACCCAGATATTGAATCAGCGGTGTTGACCGAGGTCGGAGGAGACAATTTAGTCCTGATCAACAAAAAGAAATATATACTGAATTGGGATAGAGATGAGATAGTAAATATCAACCTAGGACTTCAAAACCCAAGACGTAGTGTAGATCTAGAACAAATACAACAACAAATTAAGTAGCGAAATGAAGAACATATCAGTAGTCAAGCGGGACGGTAACCGCGAGTTTCTTGCCCTTGAAAAATGGCAGGCTCAAATTGCCAAAGTATGCTCCGGCATTGCAGATGTTAGCCAGAGCATGATAGAGATAAGAACACAACTACACTTCTATGATGGTATAACAACAAAAGAGATCGACGGTATCACCCTGCGTGCCATTGTTGACTTGATTGATGTAGAATCCAATCCTGATGTAGGACATGTGAACTATCAGTACGTGGCAGGCAAACAGCGTTTGAGCATGTTGCGCAAGGATGTGTATGGCAGTTATGAACCTCCACATCTCTACGACATTGTTCGAAAGAACGTTGAAGTAGGCCTGTACACGCCCGAACTTCTTGAATGGTATAGCAAGGAAGATTGGGATAGAATGAATGATATGATTGATCATTCCAAAGATGAACAGTATGGCTATGCCGCCATTGAACAACTTATTGAAAAGTATCTTGTTCGTAACAGAGCAACGAAAGAAATTTATGAAACACCTCAAGTCCGATACATGGTGGCAGCCGCTACAGTATTTCATCGAGAAGAACCTAATTCAGCTCGCATGCGATATATCAAAGAATATTATGGCGCGGCTTCGGACGGCCTTTTCACATTGGCTACTCCAGTCCTTGCTGGTCTTGGCACTCCCACTAAGCAGTTTAGTAGTTGTGTTCTCATCAGGTCAGATGACGATCTGGACTCAATCTTTGCCTCCGGTGAGATGATGGCCAAATATGCCAGCAAACGTGCTGGCATTGG